ATGCTTACCTAATAATTTTGTTTCAGTAATCTTGTCTAGTACATTTGTATCATCTTGATATTTCTCTAATTTATTTAATAACTGCATATCAGTTATCCAATCAGATCCAACATACTCATCTAATACTTCTGCAAGAGGTGGATTAGATAATGCTAACCATCTACGAGGTGTTACACCATTGGTAACATTCGTAAACTTATGTGGCCACAGATCGTAAAACTCTGGCATCAATTGTTTCTTCACAAGATCTGAATGAAGTTCTGCAACACCATTTACATGATGAGATCCAACTGTTGCAAGATGTGCCATACGGACGGACTTGTTTCCATTCTCATCTATGATTGATAGTTTTCTTAGTATACTTTCATCACCAGGATAATTAATTCTAACTGTCTGTAAAAATCTAGCATTTATTTCGTATATAATTTCAAGGTGTCTAGGAAGTAATGACTTAAACATTTGCAAATCCCACTTTTCTAATGCCTCTGGTAAAAGAGTATGATTAGTATATGCGATAGAATTATTAGTTACATCCCAAGCAGTAGTCCAGTCAATATGTTTATCATCAACTAATAACCTCATCATCTCCGCAACTGCAACAGCAGGATGAGTATCATTTAATTGTAATGTATAATGATCCGCAAAGTTTGTGACAGGAATATTCTTTTCGTCAAGTTGACGTATCATATCTTGTAATGATGCACTTACAAAAAAGAATTGTTGTTTTAATCTTAACTGCCTACCTTGATCTGTTCCATCATTTGGATATAAAACTTTTGATATAGTTTCAGAAGAAACACTCTGTTCAACTGATCCCATATAGTCACCAATATTGAATGCATAAAAATCAAATATTTCCGTAGCATCTGCTCTCCATAATCTCAAACGATTACAACTATTACCACCATAACCTAACTGCAATACATCATATGGAACTGCTACAACCTGTTCTTGTGGAACCCAACGACATCTGTAATTACCTTGATCTGATGTATAGTGTTCTACCTTACCACCAAAACCTACCAGACAAGATTCATCTGGATAGCACAACTCCCAAGGCCAATCTCCGTGTAACCAATTATCAGTTACTTCAATTTGTTGTCCACCTTTAATTTCTTGTTTGAATATACCAAACTTATATCTTATACCATAACCAGTTGCAGGTACTTTGAGAGTTGCAAGAGATTCCATATAACAAGCGGCAAGACGACCAAGACCACCATTACCTAGACCTGGTTCTTCTGCACACTCTAATATATCATCCAACTCATATCCAAAATTCTTTACTGCTTCTTTTGCTTCTTCTTGTATTCCTAAATTAAGTAAATTATTTCCTAACTGTGGTCCTATCAAAAATTCTGCTGAGAGATATGCAACTTCTTTCTTTGGTTCTTTATCTGTCAGATAATGTGACATCATCTGATCTCTGACAGCATAACTCAATGCCATATACAAGTCATGGATGTTTGCTGTATCTGGTCTTTTACCCAAAGTGTAGAAAAGTCTTTCGGTAACACCAGTGTATAAGCTATTCTTTATCGTCAAGTTTTTTCTTCTTGCTACCTATATTATACTTCGTTTCTAGTATCCAGTCACCTTTGTCTTTATATGCTAATACTTTAATCTGATTCAAGGGTGCAATGTCTTTGATTGTTTCTACGTTAACAATGCTTATGAGACCCCAATCAGCAAGAAGCTGAGCAATACGATTCCGACGCTGAACATCATTAATAGTAAGGTTAGCGTGTTTCCCGTCAAGAGCAAAAAGTTCTTTAAAGTGGACAAGGTAATACCTCCCTTGTTTGTGTAGAATATGACAGGATTGATATATCTTTTTCTCCTTTCGAGATGCGACTCCAATACGTGTTAATGTCTCACGGACTTTTAAAAAATCATCTGGTTCACCTAAAACCACTTCGACCATTTTATCAGGTGCCCATGTTACCTCTGGGACTTGCACCACACTCATTTTGTTCCTCCAGTTTCAAACTTCGATTTAATGAAAGCAAGTTGTTCTTTAGTTAAAATATTCAATGCTTGCTTTGCTTTTTCATTACTATAACCATAGTAACGTTTTACATGATCAATATCTTTAATTGTATCTTTGCGGAGCCAAGGAGAGAATCTCTTCTTAGTTCTGAGGATATTTATAAAAAAGTCATATTGCATCTTCTTTGGTAAGAAGTTATACATATTCATCTCATTTGCAAACATAATTGCATCAAGATGACCTGACATACAACGATTAACTATGTAAGGAGGATACTCTTTTTCTACTGATGGATCTTCATCAATTAGATTTTTCTTTGTGTAATTTATCGAATTTAACCAATCTTTAAGATCCATTACAATACCTCAAGAATAATTCCAGCACTCTTTTCCATGCTTCCAATCACACCACAAGGATATGAGTTGAAGGACATTGTATATCTATCGTTTTCTTCTTCTTTATGTTGATCTACACTATGAATTAATGTTGAGGGAAATATTATTAAATCACCACTTATAGTGGGTTGTTTATGTAGAATAAGATTACTTTCATCTTCTTCATATATCACTTTAATAATGTTTGATGTATTTGATGGATAATGTAGATTTGTATTATTACCAGTCCAAAAATTATCCATACTAAACCAAGTGTGTGCATCTGAATCTGTAAGGTATAGTATAGCACTCATAAAAGAATTTGGGTGAGAATGAGTCCATTGCCATTGATTCTCTTTTGCACGATTTGCCCAAGATTGAGTAATTTCAATTCTAGAACATCTAAATTCTAATTCATCTTTTACTTTATTAAAACACTCTCTCACCCAATTATGAATATCAGAATATTTTGGATCTTTATTTAATCTTGTATCTTTTGATTGAAGTATTTTCCACTTTTCATCATGTTCTACCCACTCATCATTTTTTAAATTTTCTAGTGTATCTTTAAGTAACTGTTTTTTACACTTAAATTTAAATATTCTTTGTGGTAATATTCTTAGTGTTTTCATTCAATTCATCATCAAAATAATTTGAACAAGCACATACAAGATTGCGATCACCATATACATTATCAATTCTTGATACTGCTGGCCAGAACTTATTGTTCTGTTTCACAGGATATGCTGCTTGTTCTCGACTATAATTATACACCCATTCATTAGAACTGACAACCCTTGCGGTATGAGGTGCGTTTTTCAAGATATCTTTATCTGTATAAATTTCTCTCCTTATCATCTCCATTGCTTTTACAAACCTTTTAAGTTCATCTAATGACTCACTTTCTGTTGGTTCAACCATCATTGTATTTGTAACTGGCCAAGATAATGTAGGAGCATGAAAACCATAGTCCATTAATCTCTTTGCAACATCTTCTGCTGTAACGGGTAACGTTCTACAATCAAAAATACATTCGTGGGCAACTCTACCATTCTCTGCTTTATATAAAACTTTAAATGATGTATCAATCTCATTTGCTAACCAGTTTGCAGATAGTAAAGATACCTCACTTGCTTTACGTAGTCCTTCTCCACCCATCATACGAATGTACATCCAACTGATTGGCAAGATACTTGCACTACCAAACTCTGCTGATGATACTCTCTTATCCATATATGGTATTAGATGTGATGCAACTCCAATCGGACCTACACCAGGACCTCCACCACCATGTGGAATACAGAATGTTTTATGTAAATTAAGATGACATACATCTGCACCATATTCACCAGGTTTTGCCAATCCAACTTGTGCATTCATATTTGCACCATCAAGATATACCTGACCACCGTTCTCATGAACAATTCTACAAATATCTTTTATGGTTGGTTCAAATACACCATGAGTAGATGGGTAAGTAACCATGATACATGATAGTTCAAATGTATTCATAATTGCTTTCTTCTCTAAATCTTTCAGATCAATATTCCCATCTTCATCACAATTAACAGGAACTATCTTCATACCTGCCATGACTGCACTTGCGGGATTAGTTCCGTGTGCACTCGTGGGTATTAAGCATACATTCCTATTGTGATCACCACGACTTTTGTGGTATTCTTGTATTGCAAGAAGACCTGCGTACTCACCCTGCGAACCTGCATTAGGTTGTAATGATATATCAGCAAATCCTGTAATATCACATAACCATTCTTGTAAATCAAATATAATTTTTTGATACCCAAGTGTTTGATCATCTGGTGCAAATGGATGCATATTCGCAAACTCTGGCCAAGATACAGGCATCAATTCTGATGCTGCATTTAATTTCATGGTACAACTACCAAGTGGTATCATACCATTTACAAGTGAAAAATCTTTTTGAACTAACTCATTAATATATCTCATCATATTAGTTTCACTTTGATACTTAGTAAATACTTCTTGTTGTAACCAAGGTTTCTTTCTCATCGGTGTGGAAAGCCATTCATACTTTTTACTAATGTCAGTAATCTTAAAAGGAATATCATCATATTGTGAATGAATAATTAATAATATTTCTTCTAAGGTTGTAAGTTCATCTAATGATAAAATAGTCCAACCATCTTCATAACGAACATTAAAATCTTGTATAGTTTTTTTACCTTTAAATCTTACAGTATCAAACCCTTCTGATTCATCGACTTCTAGACCGCACCATTTCAATGCTAATAATAACGTTTGCCTATATCTTAATACTCTGGTTGCTATTTTTTTCAGACCTTCCGCACCGTGGTAAGCAGCGTAAAAACCTGCCATATTTGCGAGGAGTGCTTGAGCAGTGCATATATTGGATGTTGCTTTGTCTCGTCTTATGTGTTGTTCCCTTGTTTGTAGTGCTAATCGTAATGCTTTATTACCTTGACTATCTACCGACTGCCCTACAATACGTCCAGGAATCTTACGTTTATATTTGTCACTTATTGCAAAGAATGCTGCATGAGGTCCTCCAAAACCCATAGGTATTCCAAACCTTTGCATACTACCAACTGCGATATCAAAACCCATCTCACCAACAGGTTTCATTAATACCTGACATAGTGGATCTACAACTGCAATCTTCATGCATTTGTATGCTTCGGCACATCTTAAAAATCCATCATGATATTTTAATTGTCCATAATTATTTGGATATTGAACTATCAAACCAAATGCATTTTCAAGTGATTCCAAATCAACAAGTTCATCTAAATCAACTTTAACTATATTAATACCTAGTGGTTCTGCTCTTGTAAGTAAAACCTCTAATGTTTGTGGAAATATTTTATCATCAACTATGAAATCCTTTTTCTTACTTTGACTATGAGCAAGTAACATTGCCTCCGCAGCTGCGGTTCCTTCATCTAATAATGATGCATTTGCAACTGGCAATCCAGTAAGTTCTGTAATCAGTGTTTGGTAATTAAATAATGCCTCTAATCTGCCCTGTGATATCTCTGCCTGATATGGTGTATATGATGTATTCCATGCAGGATTTTCAAATACATTTCTAAGAATTACTGATGGTGTAATTGTTCCATAATATCCTTGACCTATCAAACTTCTTCTAACAATATTATGTTCTGCAATTTCTTTTAATTCTTCAAGTGCTTGTTGTTCACTACAAGGTTCTGGTAAATTATCATCACCACGAAGTAAGATCGAAGTTGGCACCACTTCTCTTACTAATTCTTCTAACGAAGAAAGACCCAAATCCTCTAACATTTGAGCCTGTTCTGTTTCGGTAATACCGATATGTCTTTGAATGAATTCTGTCATGTAGTTAGTAATTCTTCTATTGGTGTTACTGGATTTATATTATAGTTAGTTATCAATAATTCTTGTTTGACATTATCGTCAGTTCCTTTGTCACCTCTATGAACCATTGAGTATCTAAGATTCCAAAAATTTAATTCATATGCTGAGTATAGTTGTAACAAACGATGATTCACATTGTAGGTAATCATAAAATTATGTTTGCATTTATAAACTTCATATGCAAAAAAATTATGATCAAATGATTTATGCATTTCACGATTTTTACCATATAAGAAATCTTTAATATCATATGGAGGATCAAGGAATACAAATGTATCATCGGAACCTTCTTCATTCATAACCTTTGAATAATCAAGATTAGTAATCTTCCAATGTTGAATTAACTTAGAAAACTCTTTTAATTTATCAGCACCAACTAATGAAAAATTAGCATTAGATGCTGTTGGTGAAAATGTGCTGTTCTCTGTCAAACCAGAATAACTACATTTGTTTATAATAAAAAATGCAACTGCTTTTTCAAAATCGTCATAAGTATCAATCTCTTCTTTATACTTATTGAATAATTCTTTTGCACTTGCAGTTACTTTTTCTTTGTCACCTTCATCAAGAGTATTCTGTTTTTCTTCACGGACTCTCTCTGATAATTCTTCACCACGATCTCTTAACTGCACCCAAAAATTATATAAAGGAACATACAAATCGTTTATCCAAACTGGTATGTCTGGATTTGATTTTGTAACATCAATCGCAATTGAACCACCACCAATAAATGGTTCACGATATTCTGATATAATTTTAGGATACCACTGTGATAAAGTTTTTATTGCTTTTGATTTACCACCAGGATATCTCAGTGGAGTTTTAAGAGATTTAAGAGACATTACTTAATTTCTTTCCAAATGATATAATCATCAGGATCAATCATTGGCATATAAGGACTTGTACGTCTTCTTTCTAAGAGTTCCATTTCCATTTTGATCTCTATCATTTCAGTAAGATCTTTTACTGATTGTGACATACCACGATATCCATTACCAACATAAATTTGACCTGCCATAACTGCGATAGTAGCAGCACCCCAGAAGATGTAGTATCGACTTGATTTCACTTGATGTTTTAGTTTTGTGTAAGATTTAGTCATAATTAAATAATCAATTTTTTAGTAGGAGTTGATATCTTACCAAACATAGTTTTATATTCCTCAATAATTTCTTCTTGAGGTTCTCCTATGTAAACAACATACTTTTCTGCTACTTTTATTTTTCCTTTTTTATGTAAAGGAGACCAAGGAGCAAATGCAATTTGTCCTGGTTGTTGAGATGGTACAGCAACGATTGGATTCTCCATCGTAATTGTGTACTCATTCTCTTCAATAACGTCGGCGATTACATCTTCACCAGACCACATACGGATTAATTTAATAGTCATTTGAATTCACATTCTACCATGATTTCGGTTAACGCCGCCAAAAGATTAATCTCTTGATCTGCGACGAACGCAATTTGGAATTGATACTTCGCAATAATAAGGACAGCAGCAGGAATACTACTATTGACCAATGAGTCATAAAGGCTATCGTAAATACGACGCAATAAAACAGAAGTGTCATTGTCCATGTTGGTAACAACCCACTTCCTAACTTCGGCAAAGTTTTTTTGTTTGAGATTTTTAATGAGATCATTTACAGCAACATCTGAAAAAGCAGCAAGTATGCCACTATCTATTTTACCGCTAACTGCGTATCTTTGACACTCATTAAGAACTCTTCTCCAATCTGGAAAATGTTTGTTAATGAGTTCAGCAAGAACTTTCTTATCTGCCTCTACTTTTTCTTCTTCAAGAATAGAATTTAATCTTGCGAAGAATTGTGCTGCTATTGTTGGTTTGTCTTTTTTATTAACTGAGAAATCAACAACAGAACACCTACTATGTAAAGGGTCGATAATTTTGTTTTTGTAATTACAGGTAAAGATAAACCTGCAGTTTTTGGAGAACTCCTCAATACTCGCTCTGAGAAGGAGTTGTACATCGGAAGTGGTATTGTCTGCTTCGTCAATGATGATGACTTTATGTTTCGAGTCACTTGTAAGAGATACTGTAGATGCGAAGTTCTTCGCACTGTTCCGAACCGTGTCAAGAAAACGTCCTTCATCCGATCCATTAATGACATAAAAATCTGCTCCAAGTTGGTGACATAATGCTTTTGCCACTGTGGTCTTACCAAT